TGGGTGAAAAGGATCCACTGAAGACCATACCCGAACAGATGGCCGACAACTGGAGCATTGCCTTTTCCAACATGGAAGAGGACCTGCTCGATTTCAGCATTTCGGCCAAGGACATTGTGTTCAACCTTGTCGAGTCGATCCTTCGTGATTTTGCCCGTCTGCAAATGCGCGAGGCGTTGCAGCCGCTTATGGAGGGTGGCCGGGGCTGGATGAAGGATGTCATTACCAACATCGGCCAGTGGGTAATGAGCGCCGACGGCACCGCATGGAACAACGGTGTGCGGTTCATGAGCAAGGGTGGATTGCTGGATCGGCCGACGATGATGCAGAGCAGTAGTGGTCCCGTGGTCGGTGGCGAGATGGGCACCGAAGCGATCATGCCGCTCAAGCGTGGTTCTGATGGCACGCTCGGCGTGGGTGCCACACCGGTTACGGTCAACGTGTTCAACAATGCGAACGGTACGCGGGCCCGTACGGAGCACACCACGACGCCGAGCGGCGAACAGCAAATCAATGTCATCGTTGAAGAGATGGTCGAATCGTCGCTTGGCAGTGGCCGATTCGACAACGTGTTGAACAAGTCGTTTGCGTTGCAACGCAGGGGGAGCTAACCATGGCTATTGATTGGCCCACGACATTGCCGCAGGCACCGGGCTCGTACTCGGAGCAGCCGAAGAAGATCATGGTCAGCAGCGAAAACGATGCTGGCCCGCTGAAGACCCGTCCCCGTTTTACCAAAGCGGCGCGACGGGGGCAGATGACTTTTCTGCTGACCATCGCACAGTGGGACATACTCGATGAGTTCTTCGAAACTCAACTGAAGGGTGGCGCTATCGCGATGAACTTCCGCCACCCTTGGGCCGGAACAATCAAGCAGATGTACATCATCGACCCGCCCAGCTACAGCAACGAAGGGCCGCTCGGTGTTAACGTCAGCTTTTCTGTGGAGTACTTTTAATGCCCCGCGTGCTAAGTGACAATGCACTGGCTGCGATCTTCACGCAGCATACCGATGAGACGTTTCTGCTGCTGGCCACGTTCACCCATGTGCCGACCAACGAAACGTACTACGCTGCGCTCAACACTCAGAACGTCGTTTCTAACGGCAATGTGTTCGTGGCGACATGGTTCGATGTTCAACTGCCTGAGATCAGCAACCGTTCGCCGCAGGGGTGTCAGGTCACCATCGACAACGTGGATCTGCGGCTGATCGGCATGCTGCGAAGCATCACCCAGCCGTTGCAGGTAATCCTGCAGATCGTGCTGGCCTCGCAACCAGACACCATCGAGATGGAATTTTCGGACCTCGTATTGCGCGAGGCGCAGTGGAACGAATCAAAGATCACTGGCAGGCTGGTTAGCGAGGATCCGCTGAACCAAGCGTTCCCGGCGCATATGTATGAGCCCCGCACCTTCCAGGGACTATTTTAGGCGCTTTCTCAAGGTGCCTTTTGCCAGCCGTGGCAGGGATCTTCGTGGCTGGGACTGCTACGGACTCTACCGGTACGTGCTGCACGACCGGTTCGGTATCGCCATACCGAGTTATGCAGAAACCTACATTGATACCGGCGACGAGGCTGGCATCTCGAGCGCGATCAAGACCTACCGCCACGTTGGCTGGGATGAAGTGCAAGACCCCCGCGAGGGTGATGCCATCGTGCTTCGCATTGCCGGTGTGCCGTGGCACTGCGGGTATGTGATCGAACCGGGTATCATGTTGCACGCAAAACGTGGTGCGGGTACTTGCATCGAACGGTACACGACCCCGATATGGGAAAAAAGACTGGAAGGATTTTACAGATGCAAGTCGTAGTTCGTCCACACCTGTTGTCGAACCGGGACCAGTCTATTCTGGGTGAAGTCGACTTCGGTATGACCATTGCCGAGGTCGTCGACCGTCTCACGATGGTCGATGAAAAGGTTCGCCAGTACAACCTCGCCGTGCTGATCGACGGCGAATTTCTCGAGAAGGATCAATGGGAAGTTCGTCGCATCGAGCGTACCGACAGTCGCATTGAATTCGCTGTGGTGCTCGAAGGGGGTGGTGGGGGCCGGGGCAAGAGCATCCTTGGCTTCGTTGCCATGATCGCCCTGTCGCTTGTAGCGGCCCCCATAGCGGGTGCGATGATGGGTACGCTGGCTCCCATGGGGGTTAGCTTCGCCATCGCCAAGGCGGGGGTGATGCTGGTCGGCTCGCTGATGCTGCATGCCATCTTCGCACCGCCGCGCACGAACCCGTCGACCGGGGACACTTCACCGACCTACAGTTTCACCGGCCAAAGCAACGCGCCGAGGCGCTTCGCCCGGCTGCCGCGAATCTACGGCAAACACCGCTATGTGGCGGACCTTGCCGCTATGCCGTACACGGTGAACAAAGGGGACTTGTCCTACTTGTACTGCCTGTACAGCTTTGGCTATGGGCCGCTGGAACTCGAAGATTTCCGCATCGGCGAAAACCCGCTGACCAACTACACGGACTACGATATCCGTGTGCACCGGGATTTCGTCGATGTTTCTCAACTGCTGCTGTTCCGCAACGATGTGTGGCAGGATTCGGTGCAGTTTGAGTTGAAGTCTGGGGCACCGATCATCGTAGCGACGCAACCTTCTACCGAGCAGGCCATCGTTGACATCTCGTTCCCGCAGGGTCTGCTGCACACGGATGACGAGGGTAACTGGGACTACCTGACCGCGGACATGACGTTTGACTACCGGTTGGTGGGCGAATCCACATGGTCGCCCATTGCCATTCAGAACGTCTCTCGAGGCGCATCCGACGCTACTCAGGGAAAGTTCCTGGTTGGTGGGCAGGATTACCCCGGCATCATCGACCCAGATGAAGCCCGTACGGTGTATGACCCCGTACTCGGTCAGATGGTGCCCGTGAAAAAGGCCGGGTGGCCCAAAGGTGCATTCCAGATGCATGGTTGGACGCCCGAGAACTTCTTCGTACATCCCGAGGACGATGCCAGCATTCGCCCCGGTTCGACTATCAATGTCGGCCCGTACACGATGACCGTGGCCGGGGTCGAGCCTTGGCCCGAGGGCGGTGGGAGAACCGTCGGTGGCGTGGCCTTGTCGCCGGTGCTGCTGTCCTTTACCGGCTTTTTGCCGGGCGATGTGCCGGTATCCGGCGACGACATGAACTTGTCGTTCCCGTACAAGCTGCCGTATTTTCAAGTCAATGGCGAAGGCACCAACCACCTGCATCTGCGCGAAAAACAGCAGAAGCAGTTTACAGTCAGTTCTTCGTTTACGTTCCCCGCGCCGGGGCAGTACGAAATCCGTGTGACGAAGGTCGACGATGACTTCGGTGAAGCGGACATGAACAATCTGTGGCGTCGGTACGTGACGGCTGTTCGGTCAATTCGCAACCAGCCGCCGGTCATGCCTGAAGTCAGAATGACAGTGGTCGAACTGGTGATTCGAGCCACGGGCCAATTGAACGGAACCATCGAACAGTTCAGCGCGGTGTGCAATAGCATCCTGCGTACGTGGGAAGAAGGCACTGGCTGGGTTGACAAAGTGTCGCGTAACCCGGCGTGGGTGTACCTGGACATTCTGCGCGGCACGGCCAACTCGCGGCCCATACCCGATCATCGTATTGACTACCCTGCCTTCCGCCAGTGGGCGGCGTATTGCGATGCCGTGGTGGCACCGTTCACCGGCCCCACGGGAACCTGCGATTGCGTGGTGGACAAGCAGTACACTCTGTGGGACCTGTTGCAGAACGTGGCTGCAACTGGCCGGGCTGCGCCCACGATGCGGGACAACAAGTACAGCATCCTCATCGACTCAGCTGACCGCACGCCAGTGCAAATGTTCACGCCGCGCAATTCGCGCGGTCTGCAGAGCACCCGCACCTACGTGGACGAACCGCATGCGCTGCGTGTGAAGTGGCTCGACCCGTTGAAGAACTACATGCAGGCCGAGCAGGTAGTCTACAACACTGGCCGCAACGAATCCAATGCGACAGTGTTCGAGGACCTGGAAGCCTTCGGCATGACGCGTGCTGAACAGGTACTGCGGTGGGGCCGGTACATGCTGGCGCAGGGTAAGCTACGGCAAGAACGGTTTACCATCAACGTGGACATCGAGCATATCGTGTGCATGCGTGGCGACCTAGTGCTGGTCGCGCACGACGTGATCGAGGTCGGCGGGGATGCTTGCCGTATTGTGGAGGTGCAAGGGCAACGCCTGTTCGTGGATGCACCACCAAGCATGGACATCATTACGGATCCCAGTGCGTATGGGGTCCGTGTTCGTCAAGCTGATGGTTTCATCAGTGGTGTTCTGGACGTTGTTGCTGTCGGCAACGACGGTGAATACGACTACATTGATGTGTCCGGCAGTGTCGCGGGCATTATCGCCGATAATTTGCTGGTGCTCGGGCCCAAGTCGCAGGTTGTCGGGGAATACGTAGTCGACAGAATCAACCCGACCAACGATCTGTCGGCCACGATCAGTCTGGAAGAGCATGCGCCGGCCGTATACGACGCTGAGTTCAACGGCCTCGAGAACCTGGTCTATGTGCCGCAGGGAGCTGGGCAGGGTGCGCCGGCCGTGCGGGACATGGTCGTTACTGCTACGGTCACGTATATCAACGGCGTGCCGATGGCGACCATTCGGGTTAGCTGGCGACCCGCCCAAGGATGGACGTACCAACCCGACGAGTACCGGGTGTGGATGTTGACCCCGACTGGCAACGAAGATTACCTCGGTACGACCAATGCACTGTTCTGGGAAGTCGGCCCG